ACAAAGGGGGGAGGACAGCCTTGTACGACCTAATGAAGAAGTACGAGCACGGAGGTGTTCACCCTGAAGGCGAGCCAAAGGGAAGGAAGTTCTCTGAATACCACACAGGAGCTACTTTTGAGAAACACCCTCAGATAGATATAGAGTATAAAAAAGTGATGACAGGGCAGAGCGCCCAAGGGGAAGCTAAACACAGTGTCGAACCTCAGTTCTTTATCGAAGGCAAACCCGTGTCCAGTGAAGACGCTATGCGTTTTTACGATATGTCACAAGAAGGGGTTCAAGGTGCGAAAAGCTTTAATGATTTCGTGGCAGACTATACCAGACAATACTTTACAGAAGCGTCTGGCGGGGCGACGGCTCGTGGCCCTCAGCAAACGAGAAGTAGAGTAGCAAAAAAGAAAGAAGCAGGCGTAAAAGGGTTGTTGGAGGCCCTTAACTACTATAAGGAGGCGCCATCTAACATGAGGTTTGAGGAGTAACCTAGTGCTTGTTAATAGTTATCTTAGAAAAACCCAAATCATTCGGCTCTGGAGTGAATAGGGCAACGCATCCGTCTCCTTTTCTTTCTACGTTAATAACATGTCTGTCGAGCTCTTCAGACCCCCTGCATTCTGGGAAGAAATTACAACCTCTAAGTACTACTACAATCTGATCTGCTTCAGAAGAAGAGAAAGGGTAGATGTTTAAAAAGTGTACGTTGTAACCAGTGAAAACGGTATGCTCTTTGTTATCACGAATTGTAGTTAAGTCGTATTGATAGTTTCCATACTGGTCGGACCCTTCAAATGAGTTAGGCACAACTGATAGCACAACTTGGCAAGCCTCTACTTGAGAGTGCATCACTGAACAGGCTGCAAGAGCAAAGATTAAAAGGAGATTTTTCATAATAATTGAATTAATTGGTTTGTTGTATTTTTGGATTCACTGATCTCAAGGTAAGGCAAAGTTTTCGTTTTTCCAAATCTAATTTCAAAATGACCCAACCAATCGTAGATTGAAAAAATACTATTTCAACCCACGGATAAAGAGAATTAACCCAGCTTGGATAGCTGAAAAAAATAAATTTAATGCAGTTAAGCAAAAACTTAAGCCTCCAAGAGGCCACCAAATCGATAACGGCGAAGCGTCTTGGGATAGATAACTCCCCAGCGGACTTCGATATTACTAACCTAAAGGCTATAGCGGAGAAAATCTTCCAGCCTGTACGCGATCATTTCGGTGTACCCATAGCTGTCTCTTCAGGCTTCAGATCTAAAGCGCTCAATAAAGCTATTGGAGGGGCTAAATTTTCTCAGCATATGGTAGGGGAGGCCCTCGACCTCGATGCCGACGTGTACGGAAAGGTAACGAATAAAGAGATTTTTGACTATATAAAAGAGAACCTAGAGTTCGATCAGATTATATGGGAGTTTGGGGACGATGAGAACCCTAACTGGGTTCATGTGTCGTATAAAAGAGATCACACCAATAAGGACCTTACGGCGAAGTCAACAAGGAACCGCAACCGCGCCCTGAAAGCTGTTCGGGGCCTTAAGGGTGTTCATTACGAATTTATTACTTGATATGGCAAAGAAGCTAGTAGATAACGCCCCCGCAGAGAACAATGTCTCGCGCCCTGGGATACACGCTAAGACGAAGACGTCTAAGAACAAGAACAGCAAAAACTACAAGAAAGCGTATAGGGGTCAGGGCCGCTAGAGCGTGTTGTAAAAACGCTGCACGGCTATCCTTCCTCGCTGCGAGAGTGCATACCTTACTCGGTAGTTAAACTTCGTCTCTTCTCTAAAGAAGTGGTCTTCTCGTGTATTAGAAGGCGTGAGCTTATCAAAGTGCTTATATAGGTATCCTTCGTTCACCATAGGGTAGATAAGCCTCTCCCCTATATTGTTTTTATTCATGCCGTACTCTTCGCTGGCGAATTTTATAGTAAAGAACTCTAGATCGTAACACCATAGCATAAAGTCTAGCCAGCTCCCTGGTATCTCGCTGTTATATATAAAGTTATTTCTTGCGTTACGCAGGTTCTTTAAGTGATTTTGCTTTACGTACTTATCGGGTAGTCTTGAGGACTCTCTGAATAACTTTGTTTTCTTCACTCTAGATCGCGGCATAATTTAATCCTTATCTTTGATTGCATAACAAATTTATATCATGACAGCTAAAGACACACACTTCTTGGCCGAGATGTACTCCTTGGTAAAGAAAATGGAGGAAACCATAGAAGAGTTTGATATGAGAGAAAGGATCTTAGCTTCTATTGTTGTTGGGGTTCTTGACTCCGACGCCCTAGAGGATGAAGCCGAGACCGCTGAATTAAAAACGATGTATAGCTTTAACCTTGAGAGCAGGGAGGAGCTAGAGACAATTAAATCTTTAATGGACGATATGTACACTGACGAGGAGCCGCTAGACGACTTGTTAAACGGTTTAGGCATATCGCTAAACTAAATATAATGGAAGGTCTTATTAGAAAAATTATTGTGGGCAAGGAGCCCAAAAACGGCATGGCCTATTATATAGGTATGCGGGCTGGCGACGGGAACGTGTCAGCTATAGTAGAGGATGAGAGATATCTTCATAAGTTTGCTAAAAAAAGATACCTTGTATACATAGAAAACGAAGAAGGCAACGTACTTTGGAAGGCCATAGACGATATGCCGTGTATGCTGGAATTTGATTTGAACTTTTAATTTATGAGGACATTTAACTTGTTTGTCGTGGAGCTAGAGAAACAGCTCAAAGACACCGTAACCACCGCTGGGGGGTTAGAACTTTATATAGATAATAAATATGATGAATTTAAAAACAGGGTTACAGAGGGGCCTGTCGTGGCTGCTCCATTTAAGTATGAAACTGGCGTCCAGCCTGGAGATACTCTTTACTTCCACCATCTCGTGGTGCTTAACGAAGGTCAAGTACTTACTGGTGAAGACAATCACTATATTGTACGATTTGATCCAGACAACACTATTAACAATCAAGCTATTGCTTATAAAGATCAGCATACTGGTCTTGTCACTCCTCTTGCGGGCTGGAGCCTTCTTGAGCCTGTCGAAGAAGAGGAGGTTCCCGAATCGGAGGCTATCGAAGTGGTCAAATTCGATGAGAAGCTACCAACAAAGGGTCGCGTCGCGTTTATGGCACCTTGGATTCAAGCGTTAGGCGTTGAGGTAGGCGATGTAGTAGGGTTTAAAGAGAACCGCGACTACAGGATTACTATTGACGAGAAAGAGTATTACAGAACTCGCGCAGAAGACCTACTCTATGTCGAAAGCTAAGTTTACTACAATTAGTGCTTCTCAGCGCCTCATGAAGAGCATGGAGGTGGCTATAGATAATATGATCGAAGAGATTAAAAAGCCTGTAGATCCAGAGGCTGGCGGCTCCGCTAGAAAGGCTGAGCTTCAGTCTATTAAACAGACGGCTGTGGACTGCAAGGAGCTACTGGTAGAGCGCCAGAAGTTAGAACAGATGGTAAAAGAACTAAAACAACATGGGCAAATCGAAGAAGAAAAAGACTACTCAGGAGGATTCGCTGAGAGGTTTTCAAAGTAACCACACTGGTTTAATCTACTGGGGCGATTATATTGATAACCAGACAGTTAGCAGCGATTACTTAAACAAAAACTTTAACATACGATATAACAAGTATTAAGTTGGAATTCGCATGAGCTACAAGAACAAAGAAGACCAAGCTAGAGCCAGCGCTAAACACTATTCTGAAAACAAAGAAAAGGTAAAAGAAAGAAGCAAAAAAAGGAATAGACTTCAAAGGGAAAGAAACTCTAACTTTGTATCTAGGGTTAAGAGGAGGTTTAATTGCGTGGACTGCGGCGAGTCAGATGTAGTGGTCCTTGATTTTGATCATGTAGAGGGCGAAAAGGCAGGGAACGTATCTGATATGTCTAGACAGGGCTACTCTATAGAGGCTATAAAGAAAGAAATAAGAAAGTGCGAGGTAAGGTGTTCAAATTGCCACCGTAGGATAACCCACCAAAGAAGAACCATAAACAAGCACTCGTAGCTCAACAGGATAGAGCATCGCACTTCTAATGCGAAGGTTCGGGGTTCGAATCCCTGCGGGTGTACAATTAAACTAAACAACATGCCAGACTTACATTGCCCCGATTGCGGGAAGGAGCGTTTCGAAAAATCTTTAACCATGCGTGTCCGCGATGGCGACACATATTACGTTGAGGGAGAATGTGAATGCGGATCTCAGATGAAGCTAACGAATCCTAGAAAGGGCGTGGCAAATTTAGGGCGGATGGGTAGAAACGGCAGTAGTTATTGATGTCTGTACTTATTGACATAGAAGGATATGAAGATCAAGGGATTAAGATCGACCCTAACGGTACGGCTGGAGAGGCACTCGAAATCAATGGCATTCTTGTTGTACTGCCAAAAAAACCACCCAAATCGAAAATCCTCTTCCATGATAAGCCAAGAGCGATGCAGCTGTGGGAGAGGCAGCCTATGCCTGTGGAGCTGCAAAGGATTAGAAGTATGGATGAGTGGTTCGAGAAACCTTCCGAGTTTCGAAAAAGGTTTTCTGTTTACATCGAACAAGAGTTTCAGCGGCGGCGCGACGGCCTTTGGTTTTACAATGATGGGATCCCTACGTATATTACAGGGCGGCACTATATGTTTTTACAATGGACTCAAATTGATATCGGACACCCACAATTCCTTAGTTTCCAAAAAGAAGTCTTTATCCACATGGCTGCGTGTGAAGCTGATCCTCGTTGTCTCGGCCAGCTTTATACTAAGTGTCGCCGCTCTGGGTATACTAATATCTGTTCCGCTGTACTTGTTGACGAGGCTACTCAAGTTAAAGACAAGCTTCTTGGTATTCAGTCGAAAACTGGTAAAGATGCCCAGGAGAATATTTTCATGAAAAAAGTAGTAGCTATGTTCCGTGGCTACCCTTTCTTCTTCAAGCCCATACAAGATGGTACTACTAACCCGCGTATGGAGCTGGCTTTTAGAGAGCCCTCGAAGAGGATAACAAAAAACAACAAAACATCTTATCGGGGTGATGCTTTAAACACCCTGGTTAATTGGAAAAACACAACCAATAACGCATATGACGGAGAGAAGCTTCATATGATGTACCTCGATGAGGCAGGTAAGTGGGAGAAGCCGTCCGATATACGCGAAGCGTGGAGGGTGGAAAGGACATGTCTTATCGTAGGTAGGAAAGTGGTAGGTAAAGCTATGGTAGGGAGCACCGTCAACCCTATGAGTAAGGGGGGCGAGGAGTATAAAGATCTATGGAATGACTCCGATCCGTCTAACAGGAACGAGAACGGACGAACCCGAACGGGCCTATATAGGCTCTTTATGCCAGCCGATGAGTCATTGGAAGGTTTTTTCGATAAACACGGGAGGCCTGTAAAAGAGACACCCGAAGAACCTGTAGAGGGTATTGATGGGGAAACGATAGAAATTGGGGCTCGTAGGTATTTAAAAAACGAAAGGCAGTCGCTTAAAGACGATCCTTCTGAGCTGAACGAAGTGGTAAGGCAGTTTCCTTTCACCGAGGACGAAGCCTTTAGGGACAGCATAGAGGGAAGCCTCTTTAATATAGGTAAGATATACCAGCAGATAGAACATAACGACGAGCTCTACCCAAATCCCGTTGTTATAGGCAACTTTATATGGATAGAAAAAGACAAAGAAGTGGCCTTCTCCCCTACCCCCAACGGTAGGTTTAGGGTTGCGTGGATGCCCGACCCCGAAGACCGTAATGTCGCTGCTACAGAAAGAGGCAAGAGGATTCCTCCTTTTAAAGATCACGGGTGTGGGGGTGTTGACTCTTATGATTTAGACGCTACGGTAGACGGCAGGGGATCGAAAGGAGCGTTACATATGTACAATAAATTTTCTATAAACAGACCATCTAATATGTTTGTTGTAGAGTATGCTTCTCGTCCCGACCTAGCTAAGATATTCTACGAAGACGTCCTTATGTGTGCCTTTTTCTATGGGTATCCCCTGTTAGTGGAGAACAACAAGTACGGTATTGTAAGGTACTTTGAGTCAAGGGGTTACGACGGTTACTTAATGGATCGCCCTAAGCACTTAGCGGCTGTTAGTTCCAATATGAATGTAAGAACCAAGGGTATACCTTCTAACTCTCAGGATGTTATACAGTCTCACGCGCAGGCTATAGAGACATATATACACCATCATGTTGGCGTTAATTACGATTCTGGAGAGACAGGAAGTATGTATTTCAATAAAACCCTAGAAGACTGGATAGGTTTTAAGATAGACAAAAGAACCAAGTTTGACTTGACTATAAGCTCTGGGTTGGCTTTGTTAGGCGCTCAAAAGGCCAAAGAAAAACCTGTTGCCGATTTTACAGAAACCAAGTTTTTTAGACGATACAAGGTCTACGGATGATTTGCTATATTTGCAGAATATGCCTAGCTCTTCACTATCATCATGACTGACTACAACAACAACAAAAAAGGCACTTTTCCAGACCCATTAGCGGAAACAGAAGTTAAGGAGAGCAAAGCCTATGGGTTGGAGTATGCTAAAGCTGTTGAATCTCAGTGGGGTAAGATGAACGAGTCGAGCTCTCTTTACGGTAAAAGAAATAACGTATTTGAGAGAAGCAGGGATTATGCTAACGGCACCCAGGATACAAACATATACAAGAAGCTTCTTAGTTCTTTAGAGCCCAATTCGGGCGATGGTAGTTTATTGAACATGGATTACACTCCTGTTCCCATCTTACCTAAGTTTGTTCGTGTTGTCGTAAATAAAATCCTTTCTAGAAATCCATACCCTAACCTAGAGGCTATTGATCCGTTGTCTTCTTCAGAGAAGAACAATAAAAAGCGCAGGGTTGAGATTCAAGTGGAAGCAAAAAAGCAATTACAACAGCTTAAACAACAAACAGGTATGGTTGTCGGGGATGACCCTGACACACTTCCAGATACCTTAGAGGAGGCGGAGATTCTTCTTGGCACTAATGTTAAGACCGATGCAGAGATAGCCGCGCAGATAGGGACAAATATGACGCTCTCTTGGAATAACTTCAATGACGGGGTTTTTAGAAGGTGTGTAAACGATCTGGTTGCTTTAGGGATGTCTGTTGTTAAGAGGAGTAACGACCCCAACGAAGGCATAAAGACGGAATATGTCGATCCTGCTTGCTTCGTTCATAGCTACACAGAGGACCCTAGCTTTGAGGATCTTATCTATGCAGGGCATGTAAAGAGAATGTCTATAGCTGAGCTAAAGAGAATTGCTGGTCATGAGCTAGATGAAGAGGATTTTAAAAAGATAGCGTCGGGGGTAAAGAATAAGTCAGGTAATGACGCTTCTGCCTTTAACAAGACCAGCTACAACAAAAACCTTCAGCGCAACGAGAACGGCTACGATCAGTATATGGTCGATATTTTAGACTTTGAGTTTCTTTCTGTCGATTGTATCCATTTCGAAGAAAAAGAAAATCGTTTTGGGAATGTAAATTTCTTCTTAAAAGGGTTTTCTTACGAAGAGAAGCAGGGTAGTGTCTTCCAGCGCACACCAAGCAAAATGGAGATATCTACTGTCTATGGCGGTAGCTACGTTATGGGTGGCGCTGATATATTGTTTAATTACGGAAGGACGAAGAACGTACCGAAGAATATCCACGATATATCAAAGGTCACTCTCTCTTATTCTCCTATTGCGACGAACCTCCGCAATATGATGCCTAAGTCTATGGTGGACTCCTGTACGGGGTTTGCTGATATGTTGCAGCTTACGCACTTAAAGATTCAGCAGGCTATTGCCAAAGCCAAACCCGATGGACTTATTATTGATATCGAGGGGCTGGAGAACGTACAGCTTGGAAAAGGCGGCGACTTGCAGCCATTAGAGCTTCATGATATATACGAGCAGACAGGTGTCTTCTACTACAGGAGCAAGAACCCAGAGGGGGGCTTCCAAAACCCGCCTGTTAGGGAGATAGGAAATTCTATTCGAAATATCAACGAGCTTGTCGGGTTGTACAACCATTACCTAAAAATGATTAGGGATGCTACGGGGGTTAACGAGATGATGGATGCCTCTACACCTAAAGGGGACACGCTTGTCGGTGTGCAGCAGAATGCTATTGCGGCAGGGAATAACGCTATATACGACATCACAAACGCTTCTATGATCTTATTTAAAAAGGTCTGCGAGGATATAGTGAAGTGCTTGCAGATCCTACCACCTGAGTCTGTTATCTTTAAAGTGTACGAGAACGCGGTAGGGAAAGAAAATATGTCTGTCCTCTCTTCGTTTAACGATTTACCTATGTATAACTTTGGTGTACAGGTAGTTAAAGAGATGGAGGATCAAGATAGGGCTTACCTGGAACAGAACATACAGATGTCTCTTCAACAGAAAGAGTTGGATATAGAAGATGCTATTGCTATACGCAATATGAAAGACGTAAACCAGGCGGAACGTTTGCTTGTGGTCCGCAGAAAGAAGCGGATTGCTCAGCAGCAACAGATGGCTATGCAGAACTCTCAGCAACAAGCCGAGATACAACAAGCTTCGGCGCAGGCTACCTCGCAAGCTAAGATGCAAGAGTTGCAGATGGAGGCGCAATTGGATTCGCAGAAGATGCAATTGCAGTCTCAGTTAGAGGCTCAGCTAGAACAGGTTAAGCACCAGTTTAGAAAAGAAATTGAGATAATTAAGGCTCAGGCTACGCTAGGGTTTAAAGAGGATGATAAAAATTTCAAAGAAAAGCTTGAGGTTCTTAAAGAGGATAGAAAAGACGAGAGGGTAAAGAAGCAGTCTTCAGAACAAAGCAAGCTGTTGTCTCAACGTCAGGGCAAGCGCGGGGAGCTACCAGAAGCTTCTGAAAACGTAGACGATATTGTAAACTCATTATTAGGCTAATATGGCAAGTAAAGTAAATTTAGATGTAGCCGAGAAGCTAGACATTACGTGCAGACGAGGCGATTCCTTTTCGCTTTCTCTGACGCTAAAAGATTCCGCAGGTGATGCGCTAACCCTAGCCACCTCAAACTACGAATTCCTGATGGATGTTAAAGGAGCCAAAACAACCCAGACTGATGGATCTGTTTCCAGGTCGGTGGTGGCTTCGAGCTCTAAGTCTTCTTCTACAACCGATCTAAAGGATGCTGACGGAAACCCTCTTGATGCTTTATCAAATGGATTTGTTTTTAGCGCTGGGACAGATGCTGGGTTGGTAACGGTAACGGCCACAGCGGAAGTTATGAAGCAGCTTCCTCCAGGGAGGTATGTTTATGATATTCAGCAAAAAGTAAGCGAGACGGTTACTACTATCCTAAGAGGTAGCTTTAAGGTAAACGAAGATATCTCAGACTAATATGGCTATAACAGTAACTTCTAGTGGTGGTAATACTGTCACGGCTACTGTGAATGGTGGTACCTCTGTTACTTTGGGTTCTACAACGACGAACTCGGTATCTATAACAGAAGCTGCCTCTACCTCTCTAAGTGTCACCCAGGTAAACAAAGGTGAGACGGGGGCTACTGGGGCTACTGGCGCCACAGGCGCTACTGGCCCAGCTGGACCTACGGGGTCTACGGGGGCAAAAGGGGATACAGGAGCTACGGGGGCAGCAGGAGCTACAGGAGCTACAGGAGCTACAGGGGCAGCAGGTGCTGACGGATCTGACGGGTCTGACGGGTCTGACGGAGTTACAACATTTCAGCTTGAAGACGATAGCGGAGACGAGGTAACTATATCAAACGGCAAGGAAGTTAAGTTTATTGGTGCGGGCGGGCTGGATATTAACTGGACCGATACATCTCACGGTACGGACGGAGATCCTTACGACCTTACGTTTACCGTAGGTACACTTAACCAGGACACTACTGGTAGTGCCGCCACGTTGACTACGCCTCGTGCTATTAATGGGGTAAACTTTGACGGGAGCGCGGGTATTACGGTTACAGCAGCGGGCTCTACCCTTTCAGATACTGTTACGGTTGCGAAGGGAGGAACAGGGGCCACTTCTCTTACTGACGGGTATGTACTTCTTGGAAGCGGTACAGGCGCTGTTACAGCCCTTGATGTAACGGCTAAAGGATCTATACTTGTTGGCGATGGGACTACAGACCCAGTTGCTTTAGCTGTTGGTGATGATGATCAGGTATTAACCGCAGACAGCAGTGAGGCTTCAGGGCTTAAATGGGCAGCCGCTAGCGGAGGAGGTTCGGGTGATATAACATCCGTTGTGGCTGGATCAGGCATGACTGGCGGAGCCACAAGCGGAGCGGCTACAGTAAACGTAATCGGGGGTGACGGAATAACGGCTAACGCTAATGACGTAGCTATTACGGCCGCTCAGACGACAATCACCTCTGTACTAAATGCTAGTTTAGTTATTGGTAGAGACGCTGATAACGATATTGATTTTACTACTGACAATAACATTAGGTTTAGAGCGGGAGGGGAAGATCAGCTTACTCTTGTGGACGGTGCTCTTACACCAACCACAAACGCTATTGTAGATTTAGGTACAGACGATTTAGAGTTTAAAGATGGGTATTTCGATGGTACTCTAGAGGCTGACGCTATAACAATCGGTGGTACAGCTATCGCCTCTGTGTTAAGTCCTGTCGCTGGTCACGCAAGTATTGCTACAGTAGGAACTATTGGAACTGGAGTTTGGCAAGGTACGGCTGTAGCTAGCGCTTATCTAGATGCTGATACAGCTCATTTATCGGGTACTCAAACCTTCTCAGGCGCTAAAACCTTCTCAGAGCTAATAGCTCCAACGAAAGGACACTTATACGCTAAAGGAAGCGATACGCATTTTGAAGCTCAAGGAGATATTATAAAAATTGGAACAGGTAGCACAACGGCTGGGGAGCTTTGCTATCTTAAGGCAGACGGCACTTGGGCAGCTACAGATGCTGACGCAGTAGCCACTTCTGGAGGAGTGCTTTTAGCTATGGCTTTAGGTACCGACCCAGATGTCGATGGCATGTTGTTACGCGGTATGTTTACTTTAGACCATGACCCTGGAACTATAGCTGATGAGCTTTATATCTCTACTACAGCAGGGGATATTACAAGCACAGCCCCTTCCGCCACAGGAGATATAGTAAGAGTAGTTGGATACTGCTTAGACAGCAGCGACGGCCAAATTTGGTTCAACCCATCTAACGACTTTATCGTTCTTGCATAATGCCAGACATATCATCATATAACGGAATAGACGTGGGAAACATAGCATCAATAAACGGACAGGATATCGCTGCTGGAGGAGCATATAATCCTGTAGCCGACTCAGGGACATACACAGAAACGGTACCTACAACGGGATTAATTCATTATGGTA